GCCAACCAAATCGAGATTTATGTTAGTTTCTGGTGATGATAGACATGTTATTTGTTTTGGCACAGAAACTACAATAGGAACAACGACAACGCAAGATAATATGTTTATTCGTTGGTCTGATCAAGAATCAACGACAGATTGGACACCGACATCTACAAATACTGCAGGTTCACAAAGACTAACAGATGGTAATCAAATAAATACAGCTGTAAGATCTAGGGGTGCTATATTAGTTTACACAGATACAGCATTGTATCAAATGCAATTTATAGGACCTCCATTTACTTTTGGTTTTAAACAACTTGGTTCTAACTGTGGTGCTGTAGGAATACATAGTGCCATAGACGTGAGTGGTATAGCATTTTGGATGGGTAATGATTCTTTCTTTCAATTTGATGGTGCAGTTAAAAAAATACCATGCAGTGTACAAGATTATGTTTTTGACGATATAAATACAAATGCACTTGGAGACGTGTTTTGTGCATCAAACACAGACTTTAATGAAGTTATTTGGTTTTATCCATCTAAAAATTCTACACAAATAGATCGACATGTTACATATAATTATGCAGAAAATTTATGGTATGTTGGAACATTAGCACGTAGTTCTTGGGCTGATCGCGGTGTGTATGCAAATCCTTACGCAGCAGAATTTGACTCAAGTGACACAACTGCAACAATATCAACAATTACTGGTGTTAAAGAGGGACGTACATTTGTGTATTTACACGAAGAAGGTGTCAATAATGATGGTGCAGCTATGAATTGTCATATTGAATCAGGTGATATTGATATTGCCGATGGTGATCAATTTATGTCTATATCTAGATTTATACCTGATTTTAAAAATCAAACTGGTAATGTAGACATAACGGTAAAATCACGTCCTTATCCAAGCACAACGCAAACAACACATGGTCCTTTTGAAATAACGACATCCACAACTAAAAAAGATACACGTATACGTGGCAGACAACTTGCACTACGCGTATCCAGTGATGCTGTTGATGATAAATGGCGTTATGGCACGTTAAGATTTGATGCTAAACCAGATGGCACGAGAGGAGGATAATGACTAAAATAACAGTACCTTTATTACCGCAAGCAACACCTGAATATGATCAATCACAAATGGCACAACTTATACAAACTTTAGATCAATTAATTTTTGCATTAAATAATACTTACACATCAGAACCACTTAGAGATGATGATGAAGCAATAGCATGGTTTTTAGGATAAATGGCTAATACATACACAAATTATAAAGCAATATTAACTACTAATGCGTTAACAACGTTGTATACTGTAGCGTCTGAAAAAACAGCCATAGTAAAGTCAATACGTGTTGCCAACATAGATTCACAAAATAATTGTAAAATATCTATATTTTTAGTAGATAGTGATAACGTAAGTTACAATTTACAAACAGATAGAATAGTGGAAAAATTAAGCACAGAAGAGTTATTAGCGGCAGGAAATTTAAATCAAAATTCAGCTGATTCTTCAATAGCTTCTCCTTGTCCTTTAATTGTTAAAGAATCAGAGGTAATTAAGGTACAAGCTGAAAATGGCGGTGATTTACATGTCATATTAAGTGTGTTAGAGATAAGTTAATTATTGCATTAAGGAGATAAAATGGCTATAAAAGACGATATTACCGTGAAAGCAGGAAGTAAAATACCTGTATTAGATGTAGAAACAAACACTACTATCAAGCACGCGACAACAGGGAAAGTCTACGCCGATGAAAAAGAAGCAGATGATGATGTCAGTAACCCTGAAACCAGCACAACAAAAGAAGATATAGTAAAAGATGTGGCAATCAAAGTTAACAAACTGCCAGATATATTCGGAGGTAGCTCGTAATGGCACTATCAACTAGACGAAGAGACAGATCATACCCGTCACCCATGGCGCCAGGTTTTGATGATAGCAATAGAGAGAGTTACATAGCAAAATCAGGTGGTATAGGATCTTTTGTACCTAAAGCAGCAGGCACAATAGTAGATTACAATTTAGGTAAAGGTGGTCGAATGGCACCTAATTACACTGCTCCAATACCTTTAGTTACTGAAGTACCTACAGACGATGAACGTATGGAAGATATACTTAACGATTTATTTCGTAAATATCCTGACCCAACACAAGAAGGGTTGCAAGCAATGCCAAACCCAATTGTAACACCAGCTACATCATACTTAGACCCCACAGCAGATGATTACTTTTTAAGAGAACTTTATAATAAATATTTTAATCCAGTAGATCCAGAAAACGAAGGTTTACCAATGGACGAGTTTCAAGAATACGATCCAAATAACCCTAACATGTTTATGTTACCTGATGATATGGATCCAAATGACATGGACATGGAAGACATTATAAATCAAATGCGTGAACCACGATTAGAAGCTACTGCAGATACTTACACACTACCAAATTTATTACAAATGATTCAAGATGCCAGAGATGCTGGTAATGTAGATGAATTAGAACTATTAACAAACGACTTGGAAATGATGTATCCAGGTGCTACAACGACAATATAAGATGGGATTTTTTGATAAAGCAATAAAAAATATAGTAAAGAAGGCAAAACCAATATTACCTGTTGCAGCAATGTTTGCTGCACCGTACCTTGCACCAAAGTTAGGTGCATTTTTAGGCGCTGGTGGTAAAGGTGCAGGTTTAGGAAGTTTACTTGGTGGATATGGTGCAAAGTTTGGCGCTATGCCGATGATGTTAAAAGCACCAGTTACATCTGGTTTAACAAGTTATGGTTTAGCAAAACTTATGGGACAAAAAAACCCGGAAAAAGCAGCATTGTATTCTGCACTTACAGCAGCACCATTTGCTTTTATGAAAGCAAACGCTATGGCTAATACATTAGGGCCTGATGTAAGCGCAATGGATTTATTAATGGCTCCAGGTGGACAACCAATTACACAAACAGTGCCACGATTTGGTGTAGAAGGTGGAATGAAAGGTTTACCTTTAAATGTAATGCCTAAAACTCAATACCTTGGCGATACTACAAGAACATTATCACCAGGCATGAAACTATCGGATTTATTTAGAACACAGACTGCAGGTAAAACATTCTTAGGAACAGATTTGCCAGCAGGATCTTTTGATATTAAAGCAGGTTTACCTTTACTAGCAGGTATGACAGGTGGCATGCCAACTGAAGACCAAACACGTGAGATGATGCGTGCAAGAGAAAAAGAACGTATGAAACAATTGTATGAAGATATGCAAAACCCTTATTATAGTTACGTGCCAAGTGAATTTAAGTTCACACCTTATGAAACAGGTGGCGCGGTCAATGGCCCAGGTGGTCCAAAGGATGATGCAATTAACGCGAAATTAAGTGATGGAGAGTTTGTTATGACAGCAAAGGCTGTACAAAACATGGGTAATGGCAGCAGGATGGCAGGAGCAAAAAAGATGTATCAATTGATGAATTCGCTTGACCCTGAATCTGAAAAACCTTCGGAAGCCATGGTGTAGATGGATTGGAGATTTTTCGAAGAGAAAGATCTTCATTGGATTCAAAAAGTAAGTAAAGACTTTTTGCAAGAATCTCACTGGGGGAATGAGGTCGAGATAAACGAAGAAAAAGTTAAAAACTATTTCTTCGCAGCAATGAACAAACCAAACATGTTTGGTATCGTTGCTACAAAAAAGGAAGAACCAATAGGTTTCATGATAGGATGCATATTGGAGTTTCCTTATAGTAAGGACACTTTTAGTAGACAATTGGAACTATATGTGGTTCCAGAGGAGCGAGGTAAAATGACTGGTATACAATTAATGAAAAGATTTGTAGATTGGTCTGAGATGAATAAAGTGAAAGAGGTTATATTAAGTGTTTCTGAACAAGTAGGCAGCTTTGATAAAGTTGCAAAACGTTTAGGGATGGAAAAAATTGGAACAAATTATAGGAGAATATTTTGAGTATACCAGGATTAAGTGACGGAAGCGATCCGTCAGGTACACAGTTTCAAACGACGTTTCAACGTGAAGCGCCACAGATTGAAGCGCGTAAGCTACAGCTTATGGATACAGCGTCAGGATTTGCAAAAGATCCTGTTGGTATTCCTACACAAGATGTTGTAGATTTCACTGGTTTACAAGATCAAGCTTTTGATAGAACACAACAAGGCCTTGGAACGTTTCAACCATATTTAGACAGAGCAACCACAGAACTATTAGGCAGCACAGCTGCTTATGATCCTATGTCATATCAACAGTATATGAATCCGTATCAAGATGAAGTCATAGCTGGTATAGAACAACAATTTCAAAAAATGCAAAATCAAGCTGATGCACAAGCTGTATCAACTGGTGCCTTTGGTGGTGCTAGACAAGGTGTACAAACAGCAGAATTAGGTAGGCAACAAGCACAAGCCGTTGGCCAAGCACAAGCGCAGAATTACCAACAAGCACAACAACAAGCACAACAGAATTTTCAAAATCAAATGCAAAGACAAGCACAAGCATCACAAGGGCTTGGAGCACTCGGCGCACAACAACAAGCATTGCAACAGGGGGATATTGCATCTGCTATGTCAGCTGGTTCAGTACAGCAACAACGTCAACAACAAATAAAAGATGCACAGTATCGTCAAAAAATACAACAGCTTTATGAGCCGTTTCAACGTCTTGGTTTTGTTAGTGACATTTATCAAGGCATGCCTTCAAGCGGTATGGCTACAACAATGGGCACTTCACCAACGGTCAACCCATTAGCTCAAGCTGTAGGTACTGGTATTCAAGGATTGGCTGCATACGAAGCGTTAAAAGGTTAAAGTTCTATGGTTAGTTCATTACTAAGACCTTTATTTCAAAGAACAGCCAGAGGTTTTAATACACCACAAGGTAGAATGTTTACTCTAGGAACAGGGCCTTTAATGGTTGATTCCTTAACAGATACAGGCAACCTTACACCTGCAGATTTTCAAGATGATGTTACAGCCGACATAGATACAAACATAAATGTAACAACAAAAGACCCAGAACCAAAAGGACCTGTTGATACTGGTGGACCAACAATAGATAAACAAGTAGAATCAACAATTGAAGAACAAAAAAATGAACAGGCTAACACCTCTAATCAAGGTGCTGGTGTAGAGACAGATAATTTTCAATCAAACAATGTACAAAGTGATCCTGATATTGCTAGTTATATTGATAATGACAGTGTACAAAGAATAAATAATTACAAAGATACAATCAAACAATTTATAGGTGATTCATCCGGAGATAAATTACAAAAGGTTGCATTACTAATGCAAATAGGATCTTCACTTATGTCAGGTAGAACTGATCAACCTGGTCTTAAAGGTTTCTTTGACGTTATAGGACAAACAGGTAGGCAAACTGCACCACTACTATTTGAGATGGGTGTAGAAAAAGCAAAAGCTGATCGTGAGATAGGGGCTGCTGCACTTGATTTATATTTTGAAAACTTAGAAGATATGCAAGATAGAAGCGGGCCATATGTAGGTGTTTATCAAAACTATAAAACAGAAAATGATGGTAGTCTTTCTTTAGATGCACAAGGTAAACCAATTAAATTAGAAAAACCATTAAAAGTTATAACCGTAAAAAGAACAAGCCCAGAAGAAACTAAGTTTTATGAGTTTAATAAAAATTATGGTTTTGATGTATTTAGTTTTATAGAAGCTGGTGAAGGTCAAGATGCATTTAATTTAAATTACGCTGATTCAATAAATGTAAAAGGTGATGCGTCATCTGATGCTCAAGTACAATATGCTAATTATGTTAAACGTGGATTAGTTCCACTTGCTAATGAAATTATTCCACTAATTATTGAAAGACCAGATTTAATTGGTGCAACAGGTGAGTTAGGAAAGATTGTAGGACCAGCTGCACAAGTATTTGAAGAATTTACAGGATCAGTGATTGCAGGTGATTTTGATTCTGCAGATCCTACAGGTTCAGGGTTTGCTGTTCGTGAAACAGCAAATGGTACAATGACCATAGGTGGTGTAGAGATACCAGTATTTGTAGATAGAGACAACAAATATGGAGGTAATGGATTAACACAAGATAGGTATGGTGCAGCTTTAGGCGGCGATGACTATGGCGTGGATACTAACGGACAACCAGCAAGAGCATATGTTGTTGCTGACACATTTACAAAACTTTTACAATCTGGTGGTGAACGATCTGTACTAGAAACATTTGAAACAACATTAGGTTTAATGTTAGCGAGAGACAGACAGCCAACTGGTCGTATGTTAGCAGACGTTTTACGTAGATCATTTGAAGATGTAAGACTAACAGGTATTGGAGGTCGTACAACAGACAAAGCAATTATACAAAACTATGTGAGAATATACAATCAACTATATAATAACATGTCAGGTGCATTAACACTTGCGGGTTATGACAAAGAAAAAAATCCAAACTTCTTTACAATAGAAGGATCTAAAAAATTAGAAAATGCATACTACAATTGGTTATCCAACAATCCAGAAGAACGAGCACTCAATCTTGATATATCTGGTGGTAACGGATATGCAGATTGGATGAAAAGTTTTGAAGGTAACATACAAGTAGACCACAATGAAAATATGCAAAAGAATGAACAAACATATGAAAGTTTATTAAATAAATACGGGTTAAATTAATGGCAGATATATCAATAAAACAATTTGAAAAAGCAGCATCTGAGTTGGACGCGAAAGATAAAAAGTTTGTAAGTAAAACAGAAGGTGGTATACCACAAACAAAAGCAGAAGAAATAATTGGTAAGAATAGAAAATCAATGGAGCCTGTTGCAGAAGCTTTTTCTGCACCATTTCAAATGCTTGGTAATATGTTGGCACCAGGCAAACCTTTTGGTAAATCTAATCCTTTCGTTGCATCACAACAAGAACTTGATGCACGTGCCATTGAATTACAAAACTTAAAAACATATAGAGAAAAAAGAGACACAGTACGTGATAATGTAGTTAACATTATTCACCGTGCAAAAGAAAAATATCCTAACATGGAACCAGCACAAGTGGCTGAACTTAATAATGATATACAACAATACATTAGATCCATGGGTTTATCACAAAAAGATTTTACAACAATAACACCAAGCACATTACTTAACGAAGATGAATTTGGTTTATATACATCAACACCAAATCCTTACCCCATGGTAGAAGTTGGAGGAGAAATGGTTGCGGGTACAGTTGGTATGTTAAAAGGGTATAAAGCAGGGCCTACTCTTATAGATGCTTTTGGAGATTCGTATAGATATGGAACAAAAGGTATAGGTAAAAGATTTATGGCTGGCATGGCACGTGGTGGCAAGGTCCCAGGGCCTTGGTGGGCAAAAGCATTAGGTGCAGTAGTTGGCGGTGCTGCAGGTGTAGGTATAGCTGACT